ATGAGCATCGGCTGCAAAGACTGCCGCGATGCCGGTGACTTGTCGCACGCGAGCAAGCGCTACCGCCGTGCGCTCACCTGGGTTGTCGTGCTGAACCTCGGAATGGGCGGCGTGCAACTGACGGGCGGGCTGTTCGGGATGTCACAGTCGCTCAAGGCGGACGCGCTTGATTTTCTCGGCGATGGCTTCATCACATGGCTCGGGCTGCTGTCCGTCTCGCACACGCCGCGGTGGCGAGCGCGGACGGCGATGGCCCAGGGGATGTTCCTCGCTCTGCTGGCGTTAGGAGTGCTTGCCGCGGCTGTCTATCGCGCGTTTGAGCAGCGGCTCCCAGAGGCAGGTGTCATGACTGTGCTCGGCCTGGTCGGCTTTGCCGTCAACCTTGCCGCGGCCTTGATCCTCGTTCCGCACCGGAACGGCGATGCCAATGTGCGTGCCGTGTGGCTGTTCAGCCGCAACGACGCCATCGGCAATCTGGCGGTTGTGGCTGCATCGGGCCTCGTGTACTGGACCCAAAGTCCCTGGCCCGATCTTGTCTCAGCAGCCGCGATCGCGGGCCTATTCCTCGCATCGGCTGTTGAGATTCTGCGAACGGCCCGTCGGGACCTGCGAGTTCTGCGCGACACTGCAGGCTGAGCTGGGTCCCCCGCGCGACAAACCCGGCTGGTTAGCAGAGGGGTAGTGGCGAGGGCATCGCGTCCTCGCCTCATGCCACAGCCTCGCACCAAGAACATCCCGAAGATCGACGGCGAGCGTGCATCCTGCCTCCCTGCTCGTGCAGTCGAACTGTTGGCGGCGGCCACGGCCCGACTGATCGATGCGAACGCCCCGGCCCTGGGGCCAAGCATCGAGCATGCGGGCATTGACGCGGCTGGACTTGACCTTTCGGATCATGTTGCCATCAGTGTGCCTACGGGTGAACGCGACCGTCCCGAACCGGAGAACGCGCCGCGATGTGACCCGAAGGAGCCTGAAGGACGATGAGCACCGCCGCGACCAGAACCATCCAGCAACAGATCGACGAACTCTGCGGCATGCCCGTATCGCGCCTCCGCGAGCGCTACGCCGAGGCCTTTGGAGAACCGACGGCGTCCGGGAACCGCCAGTGGCTCTTCCGCCGCGTGGCCTGGCGAATCCAGTCGCTCGCGGAGGGGGACCTCTCCGAGCGGGCGCGGCGTCGGGCCGCCGAGTTGGCGCGGGACGTCGACGTCCGGGTCCGGCCGCCCAACGACGGGGAGCCCGCCCAGACCTCACGCACCGGCACCCGCTTGGTGACGATCACGGGGCGCATCGCCTCCGCGGGCAACGACCGCCTGCCCGCCCCCGGCACCGTGCTGCGCCGTATCTTCAAAGGCGCTGAGCACGAAGTCACGGTGCTCCCCAACGGCTTTGAGTACGACGGGAAGGCCTACCGCTCGCTGTCGGCGGTGGCAACGGCGATCACCGGTTCGCACTGGAACGGCTTCTTGTTCTTCGGGCTGACCAAGAAGGGGGTCGCATGACCACCGCCACGCCACAACGCACGCGCCGATCCGCCGCGAACGGCACCGCTGGTGAGCACGGGGCGTCCACGCCGGGTCCGCGCTCGATCCGCTGCGCCATCTACACCCGCAAGAGCACCGAAGAGGGGCTGAACCAAGAGTTCAACAGCCTCGACGCCCAACGCGAGAGCGCGATCGCGTACATCGCCAGCCAGAAGAACGAGGGGTGGCAGTGTCTGCCCGAGAAATACGACGACGGCGGGTTCACCGGCGGGAACATCGAGCGCCCGGCGCTCAAGCGCCTGATGGCCGATATCGAGACCGGCAAGGTCAACTGCGTCGTGGTCTACAAGGTGGACCGCCTCAGCCGTTCGCTGATGGACTTCGCGCGGCTCATGGAGCTCTTCGACCGCAAGGGTGTCTCGTTTGTGAGCGTGACGCAGCAGTTCAACACGACCCACTCGATGGGTCGGTTAACGCTCAACATCCTCCTCTCGTTCGCACAGTTTGAGCGAGAGATCATCTCCGAGCGGACGCGGGACAAGATCGCGGCGGCGCGCCGAAAGGGGAAGTACGCCCTCGGCAAGCCGATCCTCGGGTACGACTACGTGCCCTACCCGCCGCCCTTCACGGGTCGGCGGTTGGTGGTCAACAAGGCTGAGGCGGAGCGGATTCGGCGGATCTTCGAGTTGTACCTCGAAGCACGGAGCATCATGCACGTCGCCGACGAGTGCAACGCACGCGGGTGGTCAACCAAGACCTGGACGACGACCGCCGGGCGGGTCGTCGGCAACCGGGCGTTCGACAAGCCCATCATCTCCCGACTTCTCCGCAATCCCCTTTACGTTGGCAAGGTGCCCCACAACGGAGCGGTCTACGACGGCGAACACGAAGCCATCGTCGACGACGATCTCTTCCGTCGCGTGCAGAACCAACTGAAGCTGGCAGCGGAGCGCGGCGGGGCGAGCGTCAAGAACTCGACCGGCTCGCTGCTCGGTGGGTTGGTACGGTGCAAGGGGTGCGGGTGTGCCATGTGCCCGAGCAGTGCGTCGAAGAAGAAGCCCGATGGCTCGCGCGTCCGCTACCGCTACTACGTCTGCTCAAACGCGGTGAAGCGCGGTCGGAAGCACTGCGCTGCGCCGTCGCTGCCCGGGCCTGCTCTTGAGACGTTCGTGATCGAGCAGGTCAAGGCCGTCCTCGTCAATGACCTGTCGATGCGTGCCGTCGTCGCCCGGGCGCTGGATCTGTTGCGCGAGGCGGCGGACCTCCGCGTCGCGGAACGCACACGGTTGCAAACCGTGCTTGAACGACTGTCAGGCGAGGAGCAGTCGCCAGCGACGCTCCGGGAGATCGAGCGTGTTCGTCGAACGCTGGCGGCCTTGGCCCGGCAGATTGACCTCGACGCCGACCGCCTGATCGACGAGGACGAGGTGGTCGGGGCCGTCGAAGCGTTCGACGGCGTGTGGGGCGCGATGACCCTCGCCGAGCAGGCGGAATTCCTCCACGTCGTGATCACCACCGTCGAGTACGACGGCGAGTCGCAGAACGTGTCAATCACCTTTCACCCCGGAGCGGAAGCCTCGGAGAAACCAGCCCTGCCATGAACACTCCCACCGAATCTCGTGAACGCCAAGCCGCGCACCAGTCGATCACCACGACGGCACGATTCGTCGTTGGCGGGCGCGGCCGGGCGGCGTCCGAGCAGGCGGGATTGCCACCTATGGCGTTGCCCGGGCGCGTTCCCCGCGTCGCCAGGCTGATGGCATTGGCGATCCGTTTCGACGCCCTTGTTCGGGAGGGCACCGTCTCGACGCAGGCCGATCTCGCCACGGTGGGCCACGTCACCCGCGCCCGCGTCACCCAGATCATGAACCTGCTCCACCTGGCCCCGGACCTTCAGGAGGCGATTCTCGATCTACCGCCTGTTCGTGCGGGCCGCGATCCGATCACCGAACACGACCTTCGCCCCATCGCGGCGGAGGTCGACTGGAAGGTCCAGCGGCATCTCTGGAGAGAGCATTATCAGACCAGGACGTAGGTGCCGGCCATGTGTATGGGCGGGCCCTCGTGAAGACATGACGCTCGGCGGCCGATACCAATAACAGCGACCTGCCAGTGAAGGCGGAGCAGCGTGCTCTGATCTCGTGGTCGTGAGGCCACCGAGATGGGACATACCCGATTAGGCAATCTGCCGCGGACGCGGAAATGGCAGGAGGTGGTCGGCCTCATCGCTATCGGTGCAGGTGCAGATCAGATCGCCAACGCTGTGATTCGAGCAGCCGAGCAGGGCCTCATGCAGGCCGCGCACCACAAAGGACTGGTTGAGGCCTTCTGGTCGCTCACCCAGTTGACGGCAGCCGCGCGTGAGAAGGACTTCGCTGCGGCTCTCCGGGATCGCGGCTTCAACGTTCCGAACAACCCCAGCCTTCCCGCGATCCTGGCGGCGGTATCTGACGTGGTCGATCGGAGCATGCCGAACAACAAGGGTCGGACGGACCTCGGCGAGATGGCGCACAGTGCGGCCACTGAAACCATCAACCGCATCGTGACCGAGCGCACGTCATCGCTCTTTGGCTCGACGTCTGACGACGTACAGCGGGTGTTCCGCGAACTGGGCACAGTGAAGAACTTCGGTGACCTCGGTCGCCGCTTCTACGGCCAACTAATGGGCAAGGTGCTGCAGTTTTACGTCAGCCGAGAGAGCGCTAACCATGTGGGCGAAGGCCAGCGCTTCGCCAATCTCGCATCCAAGGCCAGCTTCGATGACGCACTGAGCACCCACTGTCGCCAGGCATCGGTCATCGTCGAGCGGTTCGCAGGGGAGTGGGTGTCGAAGAAGACGTGGCAGAACGGAGAAGTGGGCATCTCGCGCTCGGAGGCAGAAGGCTTCGCGCACGTGGCGATGAAGAAGATCGTGGCGGAGCTCAAGGAGGGTGCCAAGTGAACGCACCCGACATGCTGTTTCTGTGCAACGAAGCGGCCGCGGGCCGCTCGGGCTCAACCAAGGGCGTGGCGAAACTTCGCACCGTTGGGTCGGGCAAGAATGTGCGGCTCGAACTGGACGACGTCGGACGGCAGCTCAATCAGAACATCCCCGCCGCATTGATTGACCTGGTTGAGATCGCTGCGCTTGTGTACGTCGCCGATCAGATGGAGCACCGAGGCGCGAACGATGTAGAGTCGATGGGTGCGAACTGGCGACGGCGAATGCGCTTTGAAATCCCCGTCCGGGTGCCGACGCTTTGGAAGTCCGCTGCAGTGTCAGACGCACTCATTGAACTGCTCAGTTTCCTGTCAGAGGACGAGTACGAGTTCACGTTCACCCAGTACAAATCGCCGCCAACCCTTGATAGCTACCTGAGTTTCGCCGGGTCAGCGACCGACAAGGCCCCGGACTCGGTGATCCTGTTCTCTGGAGGATTGGACTCGCTCGGCGGCGTGGTCAAAGAGGTCGCTCAAGACGGGCGATCGGCATTGCTGCTGACCCATGAGTCAACGACCAAGCTGCGAACGCGCCACCGCGCCCTTCGCAGCATGATCGACTCCGCTGCCAAGGGGCCGCCGCCTCAGCACATCACCGTGCGTGTGAACAAGAAAGATCAGGTCGAGCGTGAGTACACGCAGCGGGCGCGTTCGTTCCTGTACGCATCGCTGGCCGTCGCCGTCTCACGGATGGCCGGGCTCGACGCCATCCGGTTCTACGAGAACGGTATTGTCAGCCTGAACCTGCCGTTGTCGCCCCAAGTCGTGGGGTCTCGTGCAACACGGACGACACATCCACGCGTGCTGGCGTGCATGCGACGGCTCTTCTCGCTCGTGACGGAAACGACGTTCGGCGTCGACAACGGGTTCATCTGGAAGACCAAGTCCGATGTGGTCCGTGACATCGTGGCGAGCGGGAACGGGTCGATGATTCCGCTTTCCACCAGTTGCACGCACACCTGGGTGTTCAGCAACGCCAAGCCCCACTGCGGCACGTGCTCGCAGTGCATCGATCGGCGGTTCGCGGTGCTCGCGGGCGGTGCCGGGGCATTCGAGCGAGCGGACACATACTCGCACGATCTGTTGGTGGATGCGCGTGATGCGGGCGAATCGCGCGTGATGATGGCCTCCTATGTGGAGATCGCCCAGCAGGTGTCGGAGATGTCCGAAACCGACTTCTTCAGCAGGTTCGGCGAGGCAGCCCGTGTGCTCATGCACGTGGGGCTCCCCGCAGATGAAGCGGCCCGAAAGGTCCACCAGCTCTATCAGCAGCACGGCAAGCAGGTGATGTCTGTTGTTGACTCCGCGATGGAGACGCACAAGTCGGAGATCCGAAAACGCACTCTCCCGGAGAGTTGTCTGCTTCGCTTGGTTCATGATCCCAATCCTGTCGTCGGTGGGTCCGGCGTCGTCGGGGTTGCGCCCCAGCCTGAGCCGCCGCCGCCGGCGTATCGGCTCGTGCAGATGGGTCAGGGGTGGACACTCCGCTTCGACGGCGTCGAGAAGCACTTTGAGTTGAGTGTTGGGATGGTGTACCTCCGCGAGATGATTGCGTTCCCAGCCAAGCGGTTCACCGTGGCCGAGCTCTACGTGCTTGCACGTCCGCACATGAAGGACATCCCGTCGGCACGCTCCGAAGCGGCGTTCGACCAAACAGCGGCGCGCGCGTACTGGAAACGGTTGTCGGAGATCGACGAAGCGATCGCGGCCGGGGAGAAGGACCAAGACGCCACGGCGGTGAGCGTGGCAAAGAACGAGAAGCAAAGGCTCCTCGCTGAACTGAAGGCGGCCAACTTCAAGGGCAGGCCCAAGACCGAGAGCAAAGACCACAAGCGCCTGCGCGACCGTGTCCGCAACGCGGTCGACCGCGCGATCGAGACCATCACGAAGTACCACACTGCGGCCGGCGCACATTTTGAGGCCGCCGTAACCCGTGGATCGGTCATGGGTTACAACCCGCCCGAGACTCCGCCGTGGGAGTTTTGAGCCCGCTACGCCGGATGTAGCGGCGAGCTACGCCGCGAGTCGCCCCGGGGATGCCGGAGCGGCTGCCCGGCAGGACGTCCTCCTCGTTCACTGATCCACATCTCGCTCCGAGCTGCTGCCGGGCCCCTGCGGGCGATGTCTGAAACGAGGAGGCTTCATGCCTTCGATCGCAGCAGACGTGGCGCTGTCTTGCGCCGAGCGTAGCGGGCTTTCCGCTTTCCCTTCCCTCACCGTCCAGCAGATCCGGTTCCGCACCGATCGGCTGGGCCGGCTGTTCGCCCTCTCAACGGAGGAGATCGCTGATCTCCGCCAGGAGATTGCAGCCGAGATCACCCGTGCGATGCGACGCTTCAACCCCGCGATCGCATCACAGACGACGTACTGCAAGGGTGTCATGAACCTGTGGTACGGCAACAAGTGCAAGCAGCTCCGCCGCGAAGCGAAGTGGCGTGCACGCCTGGAGCCGCTCCCGCTGTTTGGTTCCGAGAGCGCGGAGTATGTCGAGCGCCGCCGGAGCGCCGCCTCCGAGGTCGATCTCCGTCTGGACATCGAGTCTGCGATCGCCCGCCTCCCCGGCGAGCTCCTCCCGGTCGCGCGTGACCTGTTGTGCGGCAAGTCGATCCCTGAGATCGCGGCGGCCCGCGGAGTTCACCGCGGGACAGTGAATCGGATCGTGTTGCAGCTGCGGGTCTACCTGGCAGATCTGGACCCGCATTCCAACTAGCGCGCGACAAGCGGCGGCCGTGGGCAGAGGGGTACTGGCGTGCCCCTCGCCCACGCCACGCCGCTCCAGCCCGATCGAGCGCTCCCGCTCGTCCGGCTTGGCCAGGGTGCTTTCACCCGCGACGTCTGGCCCGAGGACCTCGATCCCGCATTCCGCAGCCACGGAGAACCCATGCCCGCTCCCGCAACAGCCACCCTCATGAATCAGATCAGCAAGGGCCGCAAGGCCCGTCCCCGCCGCGTGATGCTGTACGGCACTCACGGCATCGGCAAGAGCACCTTCGGCGCGATGGCCGAGAAGCCCATCTTTGTTCCCACCGAAGACGGCCTGGCCGACATCGACTGCGAGTCGTTCCCGCTGGCCCGCAGCCTCGGCGAGGTAATGGCGGCCCTCGAGTCCCTGTACTCGGGCGACCACGACTACCGCACCGTCGTCATCGACAGCCTCGACTGGCTCGAGCGCCTGATCTGGGGCGAGGTCTGCGCCGACGAGAGCGTCGAGAACATCGAGAAGATCGGTTACGCGAAGGGCTTTGCCTTCGCAGTCGACAAGTGGCGTGCGGTACTCGGCGCGCTCGATGCGCTCCGCAGCGATCGCGGCATGACGGTCGTGCTCATCGCCCACGCCAAGATCGAGAAGTTCGAGAACCCCGAGACCGTGCCGTACGACCGCTACTCGCCGCGCCTGCACAAGCTCGCGTCGGCGCTCGTTCAGGAGTGGGCCGACGAGGTGCTCTTCGCCACGTACAAGGTCCACACCATCAAGGTTGACGAGGGGTTCAACAAGGCCAAGCACAACGGCGTGAGCACGGGCGAGCGGATCATCCGCACAGTCGAGCGCCCGGCGCATGTCGCCAAGAACCGCTTGGGTCTGCCTGAAGAGATCCCGCTGGACTACCGCGTCTTCGCGGCGCTCGTTCGCGGCGAGGACCCCTCCGCCGCCGTCGCCACACCTGCCCCCACCACCGACAACACCGCTGCGGCCTGAGCGCCGTTGCCGTTGTCCATCCCTCATCCGTCCATCACCAATCGCAAAGGAACTGACTCATGGCCACGCTGAACAACTTTGATGCCAACCAGGTTGACCCGTCCGTCGCGCTCGATCCGCTCCCCGCGGGCAAGTACCTCGCCGTCGTCTCCGAGTCGGAGCTCAAGCCGACCAAGACCGGCGGCGGTAAGTACCTTCAGCTGACCTTCCAGATCATCGACGGCGAGTTCAAGGGCCGCCTGGTCTGGGCCCGCCTCAACCTCGAGAACAAGAGCGAGATGACGGTAAAGATCGCTCGCGGCGAGCTCTCGGCCATCTGCCGCGCCATCGGCGTCATGCAGCCCAAGGACTCGGTCGAGCTCCACAACGTGCCGCTGGAGATCAACGTCGGGCTGAAGAAGCGCGACGACAACGGTGAGTTCACCAACGTCATCAAGGGCTACGCGAAGAAGGGCGGCGGCGGTTCGCCGGTGAGCGCCCGCTCTCCCGTCGGCGCTGGCCCCGGGAGCACGCCGCCCTGGAAACGCTAACTCCATCCGGTCGCGTCCTGGAGCTCCCGTACCCGCCCAGTGTGAACCACATCTGGCGACGAATGGGCGCAAGGACCGTGCTGAGCCGCGAGGGGCGGCGCTACCGCGCAAGCGTGTGCGCCGCCCTCGCGGTGATGCGTGTGGTGCGGATGAACGGTCGGCTGGAGGTGCGTGTCACCGTCTGCCCGCCCGACAACCGCCGCCGCGATCTGGACAACGTGCAGAAGGCGCTGCTCGATGCGCTCGCCAAGGGCGGGGCGTACCGCGACGACTCGCAGATTGATCGGTTGATTGTCGAGCGTGGCCCGGTGACGCCGGGCGGCAAAGTGCTGGTGGAGATTCATGGCATCACTCACACGAACAACTCGCCCTCGCGATTCCCGGATGGCCCGGCGCGCGCCTGATGGGACTCGGCACGGCGATGCCATCCCCGGCAGCCGGTTCTTCCGGTCGTTCTGTGGTTGCTGCGGTGAGCCCATGCGGATGGACGCAGATCGGCTGAACGGCGAGGTGCTGTGCGGCGACTGCGACCCGCCCCACATCGGTGTGGGTGGTCCGGCTTCTGCTCTCAACAGCATCGAGAACGACCCGGATGCCTGGCGGCCATCTTCCCTATCTGACTAACCAATCGGAGCCTGCCTCTTGCAGTTGAGGTCCTACCAGTCCGACGCCATCGCCGCCGTGTACGAGCATCTGCGCTCTCGTGACGACAATCCGTGCGTTGTCATTCCGACCGGCGGTGGCAAGACGCCGGTGATCGCGACCATGTGCCGCGACGCGGCCACGCACTGGAACGGGCGCGTCATCATCCTGGCCCACGTCAAGGAACTGCTCGAGCAGGCGGCCGACAAGCTCCGCACCATCGCGCCCGACGTGCCAATGGGCATCTACTCGGCGGGTCTGAAGCGCAAGGACCTGGGCTACGCCGTCACGGTCGCGGGTATCCAGAGCATCTGGAAGAAGGCGTGTGACCTCGGACCCGTCGATCTGATCATCGTCGACGAGGCGCACATGGTGCCCGCCGAGGACGATGGGATGTATCGGCAGTTCATCGCCGATGCCAAGGTGGTGAACCCGCACGTCCGCATCATCGGGCTCACCGCCACGCCGTACCGCATGAAGTCCGGCTCGATCTGCGCCCCCGAGAACATCCTCAACCACGTCTGCTACGAGGTCGGCGTCCGCGAACTCATCGTGCAGGGCTTCCTGTCGCCGCTCAAAACCAAGGCGGGCTTGCAGAAGATCAGCACCGACGACCTGCACGTTCGCGCGGGCGAGTTCGTCGCCAGCGAGGTCGAGGACTTGATGGACAAGGAGGGGCTGGTCGAAGGGGCGTGCGCTGAGATCGTTGAGCACACCAAGGACCGCTGCGCCACGCTGATCTTCTCGTCTGGCATCCGCCACGGGCAGCACCTCGTGGATGTGCTCAAGGCCAAGCACGGCATCGAGTGCGGCTTCGTCTCGGGCGAAACACCCGACGGCGTCCGCAGCGCGATCCTGAATCGCTTCCGCGCGGGCGGCCTGAAGTACCTCTGCAACGTGAACGTGCTGACGACCGGGTTCGACGCGCCGCACATCGACTGCGTGGCACTGGTGCGGCCGACCATGTCGCCGGGGCTGTACTACCAGATGGTGGGCAGGGGTTTCCGGCTTCACCCGGGCAAGGCCGACTGCCTCGTGCTCGATTTCGGCGGAAACGTGCTGCGGCATGGACCGGTCGATGCCATCCGCATCTCCACCGATGATCGCGGCGAAGGCGAAGCACCCGCCAAGGAGTGCCCGAACTGCCAGGCCCTCATCGCGGCGGGATACCAGACCTGCCCGCAGTGCGGCCACCAGTTCCCCGAGCCGAACCGCCAACAGCACGAGGCGAAAGCCAGCACAGAGGGCATCCTCTCGGGGCAGACCACGCGCGAGGAGCATCACGTCAGCGAGACGACGTATCACGTCCACTACAAGCGCAGCGATCCTTCAGCGCCGCTGACCATGCGAGTCGAGTACCGGGTCGGCTTCAACCGCTACTTCCGCGAGTGGGTCTGCTTCGACCACACCGGCTACGCGCGCACGAAGGCGGAGGCGTGGTGGCGGGCACGCTCCGTTGAGCCGGTGCCGGGCGGCACGGAGGATGCGGTCGAGATGGCCAAGGCGGGGGCGCTCGCGCCGACGCTCTCCATCACCGTCGAGAAGAAGGCCGGCGATCAGTTCGAGCGTGTCGGATCGCACCGCCTTGGAAACAAGCCGCCACGGCTTGAGAGTGACGAGGGATTGCCAGAGCAACCGCCTGAGCCCGCGGGCATGACGTACGGCATCCCCGACGAGGAGATCCCGTTCTGACTCCCGCCACCTCTCAACAACTGAGCGACGCGGCTCGGGCGTACTTGACCGCTGGGCTGTGCGTGCTGCCAGCGTCGCGTCGCGGCGACGACAAGCGCGTGGCGTTGCCGCGATGGGCCCACTTCCAGAAGCGTCTCCCCACCGCCGGAGAACTGGATAGCTGGCTCAATGCCAAGCCAGACTCGATCTGCGTAGTCGCCGGCGCAATCTCGGGCAACCTTGAGATGATTGACTTCGACTGCGCCGGGGAGGCCTTCGAGGCCTGGCGGTCGATGGTTGAGGAGATCGAGCCCGGCATTGTCGATCGTCTGTTCGTGGAAACCACGCCTTCGGGCGGTCGCCATGTGGTGTATCGATGCGAGGCGCCGGTCTGCGGCAACACCAAACTCGCGCACCGCCGCATCGAGGTCGATGGCCCGGGCGAGACTGTTGTCGCGGGCAAGTCGATCGCGGCCCGCAAGGACCGCGACGGCCGCTGGTCGGTGTCCGTGACGCTCATCGAGACTCGTGGCGAAGGTGGAATGTTCCTGTGCGAGCCATCGCCGGGCTACCAATCCGTCGCCGGGCGGCTCGACGCCCTCGCCGTCCTCACTGCCGAGGAGCGGGAAGTACTGCTCGGCTGCGCCTGGCGGCTCAACGAGGGCACGCCCGCCGTGGTCGGCAACGCGCCACCGTTGCCCGGCCCGCAGATCCGCCCGGGCGATGACTTCAACGCTCGCGGGGACGTGCGAGCGGTGCTCGCGAGCCGCGGTTGGGTGCTGGTCAAGTCTGGCGAGAACGAGCACTGGCGGAGGCCCGGCAAAGCGGCCGGCACGAGCGCCACGCTCAAGGACGGCGTCTTCTATGTGTTCTCCAGCAACGCAGACCCGTTCGAATCCGGGCGTGCATACGCCCCGTTCGCGGTCTATGCGATGCTCGAACACGCGGGCGATTTCAACGCGGCCGCCGGGGCGCTCCGCGCCGACGGGTACGGCACGGACGTGCCTGATACCGGGGAGGTCGACCTTTCCGCGTTCGGCAGCGAATCTCACGACGCCGAGCCGATCGAGCGTCTGGAACGCCCCGACGACCCCGGTCCGTTCCCCGACGTCCTGCTCGACGTTCCGGGCCTGATGGGCGACGTCATCGCGCACAACCTCGCGTACGCGCCGCGGCCACAACCGCAACTGGCCCTCGCGGGAGCCATCTGCCTGCAGGCCGTGCTCGCGGGGCGAAAGGTGTGCGACGAGCGCGGGAACCGCACCAACGTCTACTGCGTGGGGCTCGCCAAGAGCGGCGCGGGCAAGGATCACGCGCGGAAGCTCAATCGCGACATCCTCTTCGCTGCAGGAGCGGAGGACTTGGAGGGCAACGAGGACCTCGCCAGCGATGCAGGCCTCTTCGCAGCGGTCGAAGCCGAGCCCGCGAGTCTGTTCCAGTTGGATGAGTTCGGGCGTTTCCTGCGGACCATCGGTGACGCGAAGAAGGCCCCGCACCTCTTCAACGTCCTCACCGCCTTCATGAAGTTCTACAGCTCCGCCGACACGTTCGTGCGCGGCAAGGCGTATGCCGATCCCAAGCGCAACAAGGCCGTCGATCAACCGTGCGTCGTGCTCTACGGCACGACTGTGCCCGACAGCTTCTGGGAGTCACTCACCTCCGAGAGTCTCAGCGATGGATTCATCGGGCGGCTCCTGGTCTTCGAGAGCCCGCAACGTCCCAAGCGGCAGCGCCGGGCACGCGTCGCTCCGCCCAAGTCGGTCGTTGACCGCGTCCGGTGGTGGGCCGAGTTCTCGCCCGGGGGCAATCTCGGCCGGGAGCACCCCGAACCCCTGCTTGTTCCTTCAACGCCGGAGGCAGCAGCGCGGTTCGACGCGCTGGCCGATCACGCCGACGCGGAAATGGAGACTAAGGGCGAGGGGATCGCGGCGGTGTGGTCGCGGGCCGAAGAAAAGGCATGCCGCTTGGCGCTGATCTACGCCTGCTCAGCGTGCCCGGAGAAGCCGGTCGTTGATGAGCGGGCCGCGGCTTGGGCGTGTGAACTGTCCAGCTACGTCACACGGCGGCTGCTCTTCGAGGCCCACGTGCGCATCGCCGACGGGCAGTTCGACGCCAGGCAGAAGCGCGTGCTCCGGATCATCGACGAGCACGGAGGCAGCCAGGGGATCAGCCACACCCAGTTGCTGTGGAAGACGCGCTGGCTGAGCGTGCGTGAACGGCAGGAGGTCATCGAGAACCTGATTGCCACCGGGCAGATCAATGAAGTTCGGGTTGCAACGAAGGGAAGGAGCGGAATTCGCTATGTTTCCAAGGCCTGAGCGTACACCGACAACTTCGCTGCTTGTTTGTGGGTCCGTTCTGTCTGTCTACACGCGTGGGGGGAGACGGAGGAGGTATGCAAACAAGCAATCATCTTTCTCTTCTACCCAATTCCCATGTTTTCCGCGTGCAAAACGCCATCTCTCCGCCCGCCACGCTCCGGCCATCCGGACTTCATTGAAGCGCAGCGTGGCATTCCCGGGTGGGAGCCTTACAGCCGGAAGCCTTACGCGAGGGGAGGCGGATGGCGTTAGGTACTCCCGGGCCGGAATCCAGATCCGACGCCCGCGGGAACAGCCGCGCTTGGCGACAGAGTTTGTTTCGCCCGTCCGAGCGCGGGGCGGGCGTCTGGCGGGGTTGGTAAGCCTCGCCGCCAATGACGCGACGTGGGCCAACGTGGGGGGACCCGTGGCCAACGGGCGGGCCCCGTAGCGGGCGGAACTTGGGGCGCTGAACGCCCTAACGGACGGGCCCGACTGCCCGAGCGATCCAGCCATCCAGCGATCCACCGATCCCCGGACCCACCGCATGTGCGGCGGGCCACCACGACGCTTTGCGCTGGCGTTCCCCGCCGCGCTTCCGACGGAGATCGCTATGAACATCGAGACGCTGCCCATCGACGCGGTCCACGAATACGACCGCAACCCCCGCACCATCAACGACGCCGCCATCGATGCGGTGGCCAAGAGCATCCAGGCCTTCGGATTCAAGGTGCCGATTCTGGTCGACGCCGACGGCGTGATCATCGCCGGGCACACGCGGCTCCGCGCGGCGCGGAAGCTCGGGCTGAAGGAGGTGCCGACCATCCGCGCCACCGATCTGACGCCCGAGCAGGTCAAGGCGCTGCGCATCGCCGACAACAAGGTCGCCACGCTGACGTCGTGGGACATGGAGCTCCTGCCGCTGGAGCTGGCCGACCTCAAGTGCGTGGACTTCGACCTCGCGCTGCTCGGCTTCAGCGCCGAGGATCTCAGCGCCATCATGGCTCCCGCGGGCAGCGAGGGTTTGACCGATCCCGATGACGTGCCGGGCGCACCGGACGCAGCGACGACGGTGCCCGGCGACATCTGGGTGCTCGGCAACCACCGCCTGATGTGCGGCGACTCGTCCAAGCCCGAGGATCTGGACCGTCTGCTCGATGGCCAGCCGATCCATCTCGTGAACACGGACCCGCCGTACAACGTGAAGGTCGAGCCCCGCTCAAACAACGCGATCGTCGCCGGCCTGAGTTCGTTCGCGCTGCCCGGCAAGGCAGACCAGCACGACCAGCAGAGCGCGGACCTCAACCGCTACCCCGAGAAGAGCCGAGCGACGCACAAGAAACTCCGCGCCAAGGACCGGCCGCTCGCCAACGACTTCGTGTCCGATGACGAGTTCGACCGCCTTCTCGCGGCGTGGTTCGGGAACATCACCCGCGTGCTGATCCCCGGCGGCACGTTCTACATCTGGGGCGGCTACGCCAACTGCGGCAACTACCCGCCCGTGCTCAAGCGCTGCGAGCTCTACTTCGCCCAGGCGATCATCTGGATCAAGGAGCACCCGGTCCTGACTCGCAAAGACTTCATGGGCAATCACGAGTGGTGCTTCTACGGCTGGAAGGAAGGTGCTGGGCACCGTTTCTTCGGCCCGGCAAATGTGCCGGATACGTGGAGCATCAAGAAGGTCAACCCGCAGAGCATGGTCCACCTCACCGAGAAGCCTGTCGAACTCGCGCGGAGGGCCATCGAGTTCTCATCGCGTCCCGGCGAACACGTGCTCGACCTCTTCGGCGGCAGCGGCTCCACGCTCATCGGCGCGGAGATGACCGGGCGGCACGCGTTCCTCATGGAACTCGACACGCTCTACTGCGATGTCATCGTGCAGCGCTGGGAGAAGTTCACGGGCCGCAAGGCCGAGCGGCTCCCGGCGAAGGGTGTGGCCGAAGAGAAAGCCGCGACGAGCGTCGCGGCTGGGAGCAAGGCGTGATGAACGCCTCACTCGTCGTCGAGCGTGGGCAGAGCTCCGTCGGTCGCTTCATCCCATTCAAGGGCGTAGCGCTCGGCGATGTCTTCGAGGTCGTTCTCGGTCAGGTAGTCGGCCGTCTTGCGCTCTTGGCAGGCAGCGACAGCCCGAGCCAAGTCCGTCCACTCCTCGATCGTGAGCATCCGGTCCTGCCTCGCGCCGAGCAGGTAGAGCGCAGCCTGGAGCACGGCCTCGAGTTGGGTTTGGGTCGGCGCGGGCTGAGGGGCCGGGGTGGCGCTCATGGCTCAGGCTCCCTTCCCCGCGACGAAGACTCCGCGTTCGTGCTTCTTGAAGCGGGCGGCGGTGCCCTTAGCGGCGATCTCGCGGATGATGGCGGCGTAGAGCGTGGCCTCGGGCGTCTTACCGCCGGGGCTCGTCCACAGGCCCTTCGCCTCCATCGCGGCGATCATCTCCTTGGCCCGCATCGGCACCTCGCTCGCGGCGAGCACCTGCGCCGCCGCGTCGAGGGCGCTGACGCGCTTGGGCTTGGGTTCCTTCGCGGGCTTCAGAGCCTTTGGCGTCTTGGGGGTCTTCTCGCCCTTGGCCTTCTTGCCCTTGGTAGCCGCGCCAAGGTTCGCGTTGTTGGCGACCTCCTTCTCGCTGGGCACCTCGTGGTCCTGCTTCCCGCCCGCCAGCCGACCGCTGATCTCGGCGAGGGCCGTCTTGCGGAGCCGGTCTGTCTTGGCGGCTCCCTCCGCGCGGGCAGCGCTCTTGGACATCTTCGGGGTGCGGGGGGTGCGGGGCTTGGCGGGCTTCTTCGTCTTCGTGCTCATGGTCATCTCCGAAATGGGGGTTGGAACACCCGTCGCACATTGCGGCGGGGAAGCGTGGCCGTCGCGGTTTCCCGCGACGCCGCGTGGTGCGGGTCAGCAGCCCGCGACTCGCTCGATCTCATTCATCACGTCGTGGATCATCGAGTTGGTGGCGGCGGGCCGTCCGTGGCGGTCGGTCCCGTATACGCGCGTGGCGACGATGCAGGCCTTGGCGTACCTCGCCTCGCGACTCTCGTCGCGGCGGAACTCGGCGATGACCTTGTCGAAGCGGCCTTGCGCTCGGCTCATGCGGACCACGCTCGCGGTCGCGCCGTCGGCCGTGGCTCGCACCGTGATGTCTTCCTCGCTGCCCTCGATGACGATGTGCTTGATCTTCATGGCGTGTCTCCGTGGTGGGGGTTACTCGGCGTCGTTCAGAAATGCCTCGACGTGCTCGGGATCCATGTTGCTGAGGAATCCGACCAGGTCGATCAGGTCGCTGCGGACCTTCCCGAGGCTTCCCGCGAAGCCCCAGTTGCGTGGGTCGGCCTTCGCCCCCTCGGCGTGCTTGTCGAGTTCCATCTGCATCACGTCCATCAGGCGGGCGATGTCGTTGCGCCTCGCTGCGTAGGCCTCGGCGGCGGTGGGTTCGGGCTTCGTGGTCTTGGTTGTGCGCTTGCTCATACTGGTACCTCTCGTCGTTGGGGTTGGTCGGTAAACGAAGAAGCCCGCATTTCGCGGGCTTCAGGTCGTCGGCAGTTCAGGATTTCGCGGGCTTGTCGGGGCCTCTTCTCGTGCCGCCTCGCGGCACGCATCCGTTCGCCCTTGGCGGTAACCCGTGTGCAGGCCCTCGTGGTACCCGGCCTCAAAGGCGTGGCGGACCAGGTCGCGGATCGACCAGACCGGGATCTCGTGGAAGTCGAGGCCGTCGCTCTTGCGGGTATCCAGCGTTTCGAGCAAGAGCTCGACCTTGGCCCATTCCATCTCGGCGTCGAGCGCCTTCTGCTTGCTGATCCCGTCGAGGCTGGTCTTGGTGGTCTTCTTGGCGTTCATCGTCGTGGTCTCCGTCGCGTGCGGCCATCCCGCTCGCGTATGACACACATTCGTCGGCATCTGGCCAACAGGCAAGGCGTTGGGGCTGCATTTCTCGATGATTCTGCGACATGTGGGCAACTCTTCCGCCCATGTGGGCAAGTTCGCGCGGGAGGTCCGCGATGACTCCCGAACACGCGCCTAGTTCCCAGCCAGCGGGGGTCGGACAGGGAATGTCCCGGCTCAACCCGGCAGCGATGCCCGTGGCGGACGCCGCCCGCGTGCTCACCCGGCTTGGCGGCAAGCCCGTGACCGAAGCGATGCTCCGCGCCGACATCGATGCGGGCGCGCCGACCAACGCCGACGGCAGCGTCAACCTCGTGCACTACGCCGCGTGGCTCGTGAAGGAGATGTCCGCAGGTGGCGATTGACCCGCGCAAACTCAAGCCCGGCGAACTCGCGCGGCTGCTCAACAGCACGCCGCTGGGCGAGGTGATCAGCGAGCGGCAGCTCCACCGGCATCGCACGCGCGCCGGGTTCCGCGTCGCGGCCGACGGCGATGCGGGCAAGGTTGATCTGTTCCGATACGTGGCGTGGCTGGCGACCACGCGGCACGAGGCGATCGCCGATGCTGCCAATGCGCCCGAAGGTCTGACGGGTTACGACGCGATGAAGGAGCGTGCCCGGCTCCGCAACGCGATGCTGTCGCTGTCGGGACGGGACATTGGTGATCTGCCGTCGGTTGCGGACCCGGCCAGGCGAGATCGAGCCGCGCGAGACTTCCGGTTCTTCTGCGAGGCGTATTTCCCGCAGACGTTTCACCTCAAGTGGTCGAACGACCATCTCAAGGTCATCGCCAAGATTGAGCAGGCGGTGCTCGATGGCGGACTGTTTGCGATGGCGATGCCGCGCGGCTCGGGCAAGACCTCGCTCTGCGAGATCGCGTGTCTGTGGGCGTTGGTGTACGGGCACCGGGAGTTCGTGGCGCTTGTCGGCTCCGACGAAGAGCACGCGGCCGGGATGCTCGATTCGATCAAGGCGGAGCTGGAGAACAGCGAGATCCTCGGCGGCGACTTCCCAGAGGTCTGCCACCCGATCCGCTCGCTCGAAGGCATTCACCAGCGGGCGTCCGGGCAGCTCTACCAGGGCAAGCAGACCCACATCGGCTGGACCGCCCGGGAGATCGTGCTGCCCACGATTCCGGGCTCCGCGGCATCGGGCGCGATCATTCGTGTCGCGGGGATCACTGGCCGCATCCGTGGCATGAAGCACAAGCGTGTCGACGGTGTGAGCGTCCGCCCGTCGCTCGTACTGATCGACGACCCGCAGACCGACGAGAGCGCCCGTTCGCCGTCCCAGTGCGCCAACCGAGAACGCATTCTCGCGGGCGCGATCCTGGGCATGGCCGGGCCCGGACGGAAGATCGCCGGCCTGATGACGCTAACGGTGGTCCGACCTGACGATCTGGCCGACCGCATTCTCGACCGCGACAAGCACCCGCAGTGGCAGGGCGAGCGGACCAAGATGGCCTATTCGTTCCCCAGGAACGAGAAGCTCTGGGCCGAGTACGCCCGCGTGCGGGCCGAGGGGCTTCGCGCCGATCGGGGGATCATCGATGCCACGGCGTTCTACGGCAAGCACCGGACGGCGATGGATGAGGGAGCGGTCATCGCCTGGCCGGAGCGGTTCAACCACGACGAGTTGTCGGCGGTGCAGCACGCCATGAACCTGCGGCTGCAGAACGAGGCCGCATTCTTCGCCGAGTACCAGAATGAGCCGCTGCCGGAGGTCGAGGTCGCCGACGACCTTTTGAGCGCCGACCAGATCGCAGCGAAGGTGAACGGGCACGCCCGCGGGCTTGTCCCACTCGGGTGCTCGCACCTGACGATGTTCGTGGACGTGCAGGGCAAGGCACTGTTCTACCTCGTGGCCGCCTGGGAGGACGACTTCACGGGGCACATCATCGACTATGGCACCGAGCCGGACCAGAAGCAGGCATACTTCACGCTTCGGGATGTGCGCCGGACGCTTGGGGCCGCTTCACCACGCGCCGGCGTTGAAGGCGCGATCTACGGTGGCCTGGAGCGGCTCATCGAGGCGACGGTTGCTCGCGAGTGGCGGCGGGACGACGGCGCGATGGTGCGGGTCGACCGATGCTTGATCGATGCCAACTGGGGTTCATCAACGGATGTGGTCTATCAGTTCTGCCGCCAGAGTCCGCACGCCAGCGTGCTCACGCCCAGCCACGGACGCTATGTCGGCGCGAGCAGCCTCCCGTTCAGCGACTACAAGCGCAAGCGCGGCGAGCGGGTCGGCCTGAACTGGCGCGTGCCGATCGTGACGGGCAAACGGGCGGTGCGTCACGTCCTGTTCGACACGAACTACTGGAAGTCCTTTGTGCATGCGCGGCTGGCGGTGCCGATGGGCGATCCTGGAGGCCTCTCGTTGTTCGGCCAGAAGCCCGAGCCACACCGTCTGTTGTCGGAGCACCTCACCAGCGAGTACCGCGTGCGGACGGAGGGCCGGGGCCGCACCGTGGACGAGTGGAAGCTTCGTGTCGAAGGCCTCGACAACCACTGGCTCGACGGTCTCGTCGGCGCTGCGGTCGCCGCGTCCATGCAGGGCGCGGTGCTGTTTGGTACCGACCACAAGGTCGCAGTGCGTCCCCGAATCAAGCTCTCGGCGCTGCGCGGGAGGACATCGTGACGCCATCTCCCAAACCCAAGCCCATTCCCACGCCGCGTCCAAAGGGCATCTGCTGCCCGACGTGCGGATGCTGCCACTTCGAGGTGCTCTACACCCGGGCTGCGCCGAGTGGAGCTGTTCGCCGTCGCCGCGCTTGTCGTCACTGCGGTCGTCGGATCACGACGATCGAGCGCCCGATCGCATGACCGGGTTCTACCGGTAGCCCATCTCCGCATCTTCGGTCATCCACGCGCGACAAGAGTGCAGGCGCGGCAGAGGGGTACTCGTGTGCCCCAGACCCCTTCCAGCGATGACGAAGCCCTCCGCGAGGCTGCCAAACAGCCCGCCAAGGCCTCCGTCGACGGCCAGTCCGTCGAGCAGCACCCGCTGAGGGACCAGATCGAGGCTGATCGCTACCTCGCGTCCAAGGACGCCGCGAGGAAGCCCGGCCTCGGCATCAAGTTCGCCAAGATCGTCCCGCCCGGTTCTGTGTGACCTGCCCATGCTGAAAGCCCTCGCCAACATCATGAGCCGGATCGCTCCCCATCGCGGGACGTCCACCGCCTCTCCCTCCCCGGCGGCGTCGCGTGCTCCGCACGGAGGCGGATCGCGCGGCGGCCGTCGTTTGGTCGTTGCCAAGTTCGACTCAGCCAAGACCACACCGGAGAACCGCAAGCACTGGGCCAACGCCGACGGTCTGTCGCCCAACGCTGCCATCAACCCGGAAGTCCGGCGCGTCCTCCGCAACCGCGCCCGATACGAGGTCGCCAACAACTCCTACGCCAAGGGCATCGTCCTCACGCTCGCCAATGACACCATCGGCACCGGTCCCCGGCTGCAGATGCTCACTGACGACGCCGACGCGAATGCTCGCATCGAGGATGCGTTCGAACAGTGGTCGCGGGCCGTTGACCTCCCCGGAAAGCTCCGCACCATGCGGCTGGCCCGGGCAGAGAGCGGCGAGGCGTTCGCGCTTCTGATCAACAACCCCGGCATCGCGTCGGCGGGCTCGCCGGTATCGCTTGATCTCAAGCTCATCGAGGCCGACCAGGTCTGCACGCCCTTGCTTCGCCGCGGGCGCAACGACGAGATCGACGGCATTGCGCTGGATCAGTGGGGCAACCCCTCCGCCTACCGCGTGCTCAAGCGGCACCCCGGTGACAGCGGCGTGTTCCGCACGCCGATCGACGACCTCACGGCCTACGACACGTTCGCGGCCTCTTCGGTCGTGCACTACTTCCGTCCAGACCGGCCCGGCCAACTCCGCGGCATCCCTGACATCACGCCGGCGCTCCCGCTGTTCGCGCAGCTCCGCCGGTACACACTGGCGACCATCGCGGCCGCCGAGACCGCCGCCAACTTCGCCGCCGTCATCTACACCGACAGCCCCGCCAACGGCGAGGCCGATCCGTTGGAGCCGATGGACGAGGTGGAACTCGAGCAGCGTCTCGCCACCGTGCTTCCGGGCGGCTGGAAGCTCGGCCAGGTGCATGCCGAGCAGCCAACAACGACATTCGGCGAGTTCAAGCGCGAGATCCTCAACGAGATCGCCCGCTGCCTGAACATGCCGTTCAACGTCGCGGCCGGCAACTCCTCGGGTTACAACTACGCCAGCGGTCGCCTTGACCACCAGGTGTACTACAAGAGCATCCGCGTCGAGCAGCACCACCTGCAGCTCGCCGTGCTCGATCGCATCCTGAAGGCGTGGTTGAACGAGGCGGTGCTTGTCGAAGGGCTGCTCCCGCAATCCCTGCGGACCATCGCCGCCACCTTGCCCGAGCATGCGTGGTTCTGGGATGGCGTCGAGCACGTTGATCCCGCCAAAGAAGCGAACGCCCAGGCCACCCGACTGGCCAACCACACGACCACGCTCGCCGCGGAGTTCGCCCGGCAAGGCCGCGACTGGGAGCAGGAGCTCCGCCAGCGTGCCAAAGAACTCACGCTCATGAACGAACTCGGCCTCGCGCTCGCAACCGCACCGGCCGCCGCTCCGGCTGCGAACGCCCCCGCCGAAGACCCCGCAGACCAAGTTGATGAGGAGACCGCCAGTGCCAGTCACCGCTGACAAGACCAAGACCATCCCAGCCCTCACGCTCACTGCAACCGCCGACATCACCGTCGCCGCCGCTGCTGACGGGCAGAGCGCTCCGTTGCCACGCTTCAAGATGGTCGCGTACACCGGTGGCGCGATGCGCGTCGCGGGCTGGCGGCACCCCGTCGTGATCGATCTCGCAGGCCTGGCGGTCCCGTCGCAGGCACGCCCCATCCGCTTCGGACACGACCCGCTGTCGGGCGTCGGCCACACCGATTCGATCCGCGTTGAGGCCGGGCAGCTCGTGGCGACAGGCGTGATCTCGCGTGACACGAGCGCCGCCAAGGAAGTCGTCGCGTCCTCGCGGAACGGCTTCCCGTGGCAAGCCTCCGTTGGCGCGAGCGTCGAGGAGTTCGAGTTCATCAAGGACAACCAGAAGGCGACGGTCAACGGCCAGGAACTCACCGGCCCGGTCAACGTCGTCCGCAAGGCCACGCTCGGCGAGATCAGTTTCGTGGATCTCGGCGCAGACGGCCGCACCAGCGCGAGCATCGCCGCGCGTCAGAACAAGGAGCCCAGCGTCATGGCCGACGACCCCACGACTTCCATTCCCACCCCGTCCCCAATCATCGCCACCGAGCAGACGCCCGAGCAGGTGCGAGCTGCAGCCCTTGCCGAGACCGCCCGCATCGCCGCCGTTCGCAAGGTCTGCGGTGGCAAGCACAGCGAAATCGAAGCCCAGGCCATCCGCGACAACTGGGATGCCACGCGCACCGAGCTCGAGGTCCTCCGCGCCAGCCGCCCTAAGGCCCCGGCCATCCACGCGCCCGACACCAGTGTCACCAGCGAAGTGCTGGAGGCCGCGTGCTTCCAGAGCGCCAAGCTCGAAGGCATCGAGAAGGTCTGCTCCACGCAGGCCATCGAGATCGCCGCCAAGCGGTTCCAGGGCGGGCTGGGACTGCAGGAGCTGCTCTTCGAGGCCGCGATCGCCAACGGCTACACGGGCCGCACGTTTCGTGACAGCCGCCGCGTGCTCGAAGCCGCCTTCGGACGCGGCATCGAGGCGGGCATGACCACCATCGACGTGGGCGGCATCCTCTCCAACGTCGCCAACAAGTTCCTGCTCGAGGGCTTCTTCAGCGTCGAGCGAGTGTGGCGGAGCATCTGCGCCGTCCGCAATGTCAGTGACTTCAAGACCGTCACGAGTTACCGTCTGGTAGGCAAGGACCAGTACGAGCAGGTCGCACCCGGCGGCGAGCTCAAGCAGGGCACGCTCGGCGAGGAAACCTACACCAACAAGGCCGACACCTACGGCTTGATGCTTTCGATCGATCGCCGCGACATCATCAACGATGACCTCGGCGCGATCACCACGGTGCCCCGCAAGCTCGGCCGGGGCTCGGGCCTGAAGATCAACGACGTCTTCTGGACGGCGTTCATGAACAACGCGGCGTTCTTCAGCGCCGGCAACAAGAACTTCGTCTCGGGCGCGGACACCGCCCTCGGTATCGACGGCCTCACCAAGGGCGAGGTCGCCTTCATGGACCTTGTGGACTCCGACGGCAAGCCCACCGGCGTGATGCCCGCGGTCCTGCTGGTGCCGACGGCGCTGTCGGCGATGGGCACGCAGCTCTACAAGAGCGTTGAGCTCCGGGACACGACCGCGAACACCAAGTTCCCCGTCGCTAACCCGCACCAGGGCAAGTTCCGCATCGAGGTCAGCCGCTACCTCTCCAACGCCCTCTACACCGGCAACTCGGCCAAGGCGTGGTACCTCCTCGCGGACCCCAGCGACCTGCCGGTCATCGAGATGGCGTTCCTCAACGGCCAGGAAGCCCCGACCGTCGAGACCTCGGACGCGGACTTCAACATGCTCGGGATCCGGATGCGTGGGTACCACGACTTCGGCGTCAACCTGCAGGACCCGCGCGGCGGCGTGAAGAGCAAGGGCGAGGTGTAAGCCATGCCCGTGCAGGGAAGCACAGGCGCTGGGGGGCTCGGCGGCGAGCTCCCCGGCGAACTCGGAAGCGGCATCGATCAGCAATCGGGCATCGACACCGATGGCCCACCAACAGATGGAGGTTCAGGAATGGCTTCAGGACCAGCAAAGTTCGTTCAGGAAGGCGGCTCGATCGACTACACCCCCGGCGCTGACGTGCTCGTCGGCGCGGTGGTGGTGCAGGCCGACCTCATCGGTGTCACGCAGGCACCGATCAAGGCGGGCCAGTTGGGATCGATCGCCGTCACCGGCGTCTTCGACTTCAACAAAGCGGTCGGCGCGGGCAGCGCCATCCCCGCGGGCACGCTCACGTACTGGGATGCGGCCGCCCAGAACGCCACCAAGAACGCGGCCGCCGGCGCGAACAAGCTGATCGGCAAGGCGGTGAAGGCCACCGTCGACGCCGACACCATCGTTCGCGTGCGGTTGCAGCAATAAGGAGCACCTGTGGGCGACCTGCTCGATCGCGGCGCGGCATTCCTCGATGCCCAGCGTCACCAGCACCTCTCCCGCCCGGTCCTTTACCGGCGTGGCACGGACGAGAAAGAAGTCCAGGCCACCATCGGCAAGACCGAGTTCGAGCAGGCCGACGACGCGGGACTCATTCACCGAGTGGAGTCGCGGGACTTCCTCGTGCGGACGGCGGAACTGGATCTGGGCGCTGGCCCGATCCTCCCGCGGGCGGGCGACCAGGTGCGAGAGACGGTCGGTTTGAGCGTGTTCGTGTACGAGGTCAATGCGCCCGGCGGCCAGCCGCCATTCCGGTACAGCGACCCGTACCGCAGGGTTCTTCGGATTCACACCAAGCACATCGCAACGGAGTAACGATGGCAGAAGGCAACGGACAGAACGGCAGTGCTCGGTGGGCCGGCGTGGTCGTCACCGTCGTGCTCGCGGCGGGCGCGATGACCATCCAATGGGGCGTGGTGACTACCAAGCTCCAGCAGGTGGAGAAGCGGCTCGACGAGTTCATCGGCGAGGCCCGCAGCATCCGCGCTCAGTACGCCGAGATGGAACGCAAGATCTGGTTCCTCGAGGGCAAGCTCTCCGGGCTGACGTCCAACTCGCCGCGCCAGAGCGTGCCAACGACGGGCTCGCCTGTGATCGGAGGCGGCCCTTGAGCACCATTACCGCCATTGCCGACGCCGTCACGGCGCACGTGAGCGCCGGGTCGTTCGGGCAGCCGGTCACGGCCGTCCGCATGTACCAGCCCGCGTTCACGCTGGAAGACCTCAAAGACCTGCGGGTTTCGGTGGTTCCCCGCACGCTGCAGATGTCGCCGGTGACGCGGGACAGTCTGGCCATCGAGTACGTCGTGGATGTGGGCGTGCAGAAGAAGCTCCCAGCCGATGAGGCGGACGCGGCGATCGATGAACTGCTCGTACTGGTCGAGGCGATCGCGGATCACCTGCGGTTCAAGCGGCTGGAGGGCTTTCCCGACGCGGCGTGGGTCGGGATCAGCAACGAGCCGGTGGTGTCGAGCGAGGCGCTCGAGCAGCACCGGGTGTTCACGAGTGTCCTGAGTGTGACGTACCGCGAGCGGAGGTAGTGCGTGAGGAATGCCATCATCTTCAAAGTCGATCTGGACGGAGGCGACAAACCGCTGTCGGCGACGAAGCTCGTGGCGACGTTCACGCTCACGGCCTCGCACAAGAACACGCAGGACCTTTTGCTGTCGGATGGCAAAACGGACCCCATCGATGTTGCCCCGGGCACGCAGTACTACTTCGAGCGGGTGAACCTGGCGGATCTGTTGGTCAAGAGCAAAGGCGGCGAGACGGTCTTCGTGGTCGGCCACAGCGCCGAGTGAAAGGAGTCAGCGATGGCAATCAAGCTCGGCATGGAAGCCGCCCTGAAGTACAAGACGGGCGGCCAGGCAGGCGCAGGCGCATGGACGGCACTCGGCAACACACGAGACGTGACCCTGAACCTCGAAGCGGGCGAGGCGGACGTGACCACGCGAGCCAACAGCGGCTGGCGGGCCACGGTCGCCACGCTCAAGGAAGCGAGCGTGGAGTTCGAGATGGTCTGGGACACCGGCGATGCCGGGTTCACCGCCATCAAGAACGCCTTCTTCAACAACGACCCCATCGGCCTGCAGATCCTCGACGCGGCCGCAGGTCAGGGCCTGCAAGCGGACTTCTCGATCACCAACTTCAGCCGCAGTGAAGCCCTGGAAGAGGCCATCACCGTGTCGGTGACCGCCAAGGTCACGTACTCGGCGACGGCGCCTTCATGGATCGGTTCATAAACCCGGCGGTGGAGTCGGTGCCACAGGTGTTCAACGGCTGTTCAACCGCTGTGCAACCGGCACAGCGTCTCAATGGAGGCACGGATGCGGCAGTTCAAGGACAACGCGGGTCGGATCTGGACGGTGGACATCAACGTCGCCACGCTCAAACGCGTGCGCGGGCTCACGGGCGTCGACCTCATGCAGGTCATCGAGGGGACGCTCATCGAGAAGTTCATCCGCGATCCCGTGCTCCTGTGCGACGTGGTGTACGCCGTGTGCAAACCCGAGGCGGACGCCGCCAAGGTCTCGGACGAGGAGTTCGGTAAGGCAATGGCGGGCGACGCGATCGAGGCCGCGACGGGGGCGGTGCTGGATGAACTCATCAGTTTCTGCCCGAGCCCGAGGGACCGGGCCAACCTCGGGCGGGTGCTCCAGGCCACCAACCGCGTTCTGGACAAGGCCCGCGACCTGACGGAGAAGCGGATCGAGACGCTGACCAGCGAGAGCGAGCTGGACAGGCTCGTCAACCGGATGGTGCCCCCTCTCCCCGAGCCGCTGACGCCTGGAAGTTCATCTACCAGTGCGCCGGAGCCCTTGGCCTCGACCCCGGGCCCCTGACGCTGCGGGAGCTGGTCGCCATGCTCGACGGCCGCCAGCGCCACGACTGGTCGATCGCCGCCGCCGTCATGTCCGTGGTGGCCAACACCGCCCGCGACCCCAAGCGATCCCGCCTGCTGAAACCCGCCGACTTTGACCCATTCCACAAGCCCCAGCGACCCGTCAAGGTTGACGTGTCGGTCCTCAAAGACGTGTTCATCGACCGCCGCATGCCGGAGGTCGCCAAGGAGACTCGTGCATGAAGAGCCTGACCACCCGCCATTACGTCTATCTCGGTGCCCTGATCCTGCTGGCGCTCGTGCTCGCGTCGTGCGCCGGCCTCGACCTTGGCGACATCGTTAAGGTCAAGACCCCCAACACCATCCAGCAGACCACCGGCTTGCCGTCGACGCTGAGCCTCAACGAAGCGGAGGTGGAGTACCAGAACTGGTTCAACCTCACGCAGACGACTGGCGCGCAGTGGAAAGGCAATATCGAAAAGGCCGGTGAGATCCGCGGGCTGCTCGGCCAACTCACGCTCTCGGCCCTCGACACCGTTGGCCCGACCGTCGCGGGCCTGCCCGTGCTCGGGCCAGCACTGCCGGCGCTCACCGGCATCGTCGGGCTGTTCATCGGATCGGGCCGTCTCCGCAAGGAGAAGGAGGCGTCGTTCAATAAGGGTCTGGAGAAGGGCAGCGGTCTCGCTGGCACCGGCGGCGGGAATGGCGGTCCGACGGGGAGTGGTGCGTGATCACCATGCGGATCAAAGACATGTTCTTCGACCGCCACGTCGTCATGGCGGCGGTCGACAACGCCAAGCGGAAGGTGCTCAGCAAGGCCGGCGCGTTCATCCGCACGGCGGCGAAGACGAGCATCCGCAAACGCAAGGGGTCGGCTCCTCCCGGGGCCCCGCCCCATTCGCACGAGGGCAGCCTGCGTCGGCTGATCCTCTTTGGGTACGACAAGCCCAACGACTCGGTCGTCGTCGGGCCGGTGGGATTCAAGAAGAGCGAGGCACCGAATGTCCTGGAGTATGGCGGAGACACCGTCGTGTTCCGCAGACGCGGCGGCAAGCTCACATCGCAGAAGGTCAAGATCGCGCCACGGCCGTACATGGCCCCGGCGCTGGAGAAGGAGCGGCCCAAGCTGCCGCTCTTGTGGCGGAACTCGATCAAGAAAGGGTGATTGAACGTGGCCGATACGCGGGGCATCCGAGCCGGGCGAGCGTTCATTGAGCTGGGCGTCAGCGACAAGCTGTCGGCTGGACTCAAGGCAGCCCAGAAGAAGCTCGAAGCCTTCGGCGCGGGGCTGCGGTCCATCGGCACGAAGATGGCGGGCATCGGTGTTGCAGCCATCACGGCGCTGCTCGGCACCGCGAAGGCCTTCTCCGACTCGGGCGATGCGCTCGACAAGATGAGCGCCCGCACGGGCGTGAGCGTCGAGGCCCTCAGCGAGCTCGGGTACGCAGCCGATCTCTCCGGCACGGACATGGAGACGCTGGAAAACGGCCTCCGCGTTATGCAGAAGACGCTCACGGAGGCGTCACAAGGGTCCAAAGGTGCGAACGAGGGGCTCGCGCGGCTGGGACTGACGGTGCAGGACCTCGCCAAGCTCTCGCCCGACGAACAGTTCAAGCTGCTGGCCGACCGGATCTCCCAGATCCAAGACCCGTCGCTCCGGGCCGCGATGGCGATGGAGCTCTTCGGCAAGGCCGGGACCAAGCTCCTGCCGCTCATGGCCGACGGGGCCGCGGGCATCAACGAGATGCAGGAGCAGGCCCGCAAGCTCGGGCTGACGGTGAGCACGGAAACCACTCGCGACGCCGCCGAACTCAACGACGCACTTGGCACGCTCTGGAAGGTCCTTAAGCAGGGTGTGTTCACCATCGGCGGGGCGCTCGCACCCACCATCAAGGACCTGACCGAGCGGATCACCCGCATCGTCGTGAGCGCCACGGCGTGGGTGAAGGCGAACAAGGAAACGGTGGTCTGGGCGCTCAAGGTCGCGGCGGCGGTCGCTGTCGCGGGGATTGCCATCGTCGGCCTGGGCTACATCATCTCTGGCATCGGCGCGGCGCTCGGCATCGTGGCCGCCGTCATCGGCGGGATCGGCACGGCGTTCAGCCTGATCGGGGCCGCAATCGGCGCGATCCTCACGCCGGTCGGCCTGACCATCGCCGCGATCGTGGCGCTGGGCGGCACGCTGCTGGTCGTCACCGGCGCGGGCGGCGAGGCGCTGTCGTGGCTCGCGGAGAAGTTCACGGAGCTGCGTGACTGGGTCGGCAAGGTGGTTGGCGGCATCTCCGACGCGCTCGCTGCGGGCGACATCGCGCTCGCCGCCGAGATCCTGTGGCTGTCGCTGAAGGTCATCTGGCGGCAGGGTGTGGCGGCGCTGAACCAGGCGTGGCTGGGGGCCAAGGAGTTCTTCGTCTCCACGGCGTACTCCATGTGGTACGGGGCGCTCGCCGCCGCCGAGATCGTCTTCCACGCCCTCGAGGTCGCGTGGATCGAGACCACCGCCTTCCTGTCAAAGACATGGACCAACTTCGCCACCGGCTTCCAGATGATCTGGGAGGAGGCGTCGAGCTGGGTCGCCAAGCGGATGCTGGAGATCCAGGGGCTGTTCGATGATGGGCTCGACGTTGAAGCCGCGAAGAAGGCGGTTGACCAGCAACTCGAGTCCCGCCTCGTCGAACTGGAGAACGCTGCCCAGCAATCGGTGACCGCACGCGACAAGGAACGCGAGGCCCAGCGCCGCGACGCCGCCGCGATGCACGAGGCGACGCTGGCGGGCATCGGACAGGACTTCGAGAACGCGCAGGAAGCCCTGCGCAAGGACACGGCGGCAGGACTCGCGGAGTCACAGGCCGCGCTCGATGCAGCCAAGCAGAAACTCGCCGCGGCGATCGAGGAGGCCCGCAAGAAGCGCGAGGCCGCCGACGCGGAGAAGGCTCCCGGTCGTCCGCAGCGTGATCTGCTCGCCGACTTCGAGGATCGCCTGTCGGGCCTGGGCGATCGGATCGCTAAGGGCATCAGCGTCACGGGCACATTCAGCGCCGCGGCCGTCTCGGGGCTCGGCACCGGCGGCACCGCCGCAGAGCGCACCGCTACCGCGACGGAGGCGACGGCCAAGAACACCAAGCGGCTGCTGGATGCCCGCGTTGACAACGGTCTGCGCTTTGCCTGATCCGAAAGGAGGTCTTCACTCGTGCCGGTTGAGGTCTTTGAGAAGTTCGAGAGCCGCCGCTCCACCAAGGCGAATCAGGTCTCGCAGTCGTCTGCGGAGCTCGGCTACATCGTGCGCGGCACGCCGGATGACCTCGTGGCCCGCAGCGCGGCGCAGACTGGCTCCCCGGCGACCTACGACGGGCTGGCCCGGCAGAACGTGCAGATCGAGCCGCTCGGGCCGCAACTGTGGGACGTGACCGTCCGCTATGGCTCCAGCGACAGCGGCGGGACCCCCACGCCCAGCGAGGCTTCATTCAACTTCGAGACCGGTGGCGGGACGCAGCACATCACCCAGAGCAAGGACACGGTGCAGGCGCGGGCGGCGTCCGGATCAACTGCACCGGACTTTGGCGGGGCGATTGGTGTCACCGCCGACGGCGTCGATGGCGTGGACATCACCGTGCCCGTGTACCAGTTCTCCGAGACGCACTACTTCAGCGATGCGCAGGTGACCGGGGCGTACAAGGGGGCGATCTTCAGTTGCACCGGCAAGACCAACGCCGGCGGGTTCAAGGGCTTTGCACCCGGCGAGGTGCTGTTCCTCGGTGCAAGCGGCTCGAAGCGCGGGGACGGCCCCGACGACGACTGGGAGATCACCTTCCGGTTCGCCGCCAGCCCCAATGAAACCGGACTTTCGGTCGGCTCCATCACGGGCATCAACAAGAAAGGGTGGGAGTACCTCTGGGTCCGCTACGCCGACGCGGAGGACACCGGGTCCGGCGCGATCATCAAGAAACCCATCGCCGCCTATGTCGAGCGGGTGTACGACGACGCCAACTTTGGAGCACTGGGGATCTGAGTCCGTTCAACCATGCCTGACGACCTTCGCAAAGTCCGATCCGGTGATCCACTCCGCCTCCCCGCGGGCGCGTACAACGCGTTCGTGGACGCGGCGGTTGATCTGCGCCGGCGTCAGGGGCGCGGCGAGGCCGTCGCCGGCCCGCTCATGGAATTGGCGCAACGCGGTATCGTGCTGGTGCGCAACGACTCCGGTGAGGAGATCGAGCCGTACCACGCGCTGGCGATCACCGGCGTACTCGTCGAGCCCGGCGAAGACGACCAGGAGCGGACGTTCCAGAGCCGAACGCCTCTGAGGGGCGACATCGCCACGGAGGAAACTTCCGGTCCAGCTTTCGTCGTCGCGCTTCAGCCCATCAAGCCCAACAAGCTCGGGCGCTGCGTGCTCACCGGCGTCACGGTGGCGCGGGTGTTCATCACCAACGAGACCGACACCACCTGCGAGCTCGCGGCCGACGAGACTGTTCTGGCCAGCGCGCCCATGGGTGGCATCCCGATCCTCTGGAAGGAAGAGGGCACCGGCGAGAAGTGGGCGGTCCTTGAACTCGGCCGCCCGTCGCCCGGACGTGTGACCGCGATCCTCGGCGCTGCCCAGGCGATCCCGACCGAGCGCAACCGCTGGCGCTATCCGTGGGTTGAAGCCCAGATCGACGGCAACCCCGGCAGCGAGACCTATCTCCGGTATGTGGCCATCGAGGGTGGCCTGTCGTCCCAGCTCGCAAGCGGCGGTGAAGACCCCACCCGGCTGGCGCTCAACCGGTTCGAGGCCCACCACATGAATGACTCCGAGCCCGGCTCCGGGTTCGGCGGTCTGCTCGGGCTCGGCCCGGTGTGTGAGTTGCCGGGCGTACTCCCCAAGTGCCCGCCCGCACGGTCGCTCAAACCCAAGCTCGTGCCGATCCCCGAGGGCGTGTGCGTGCAGCTCACGTGCGAGCGCAACAGCAAGGGCAAGCCCGTGTGGGTCTTCGAGGCCATGAGCCTGATCGAGATCGCCGACCCCGCCGATGAGGACCGCAAGTTCAACCTCTACATCGGAGGTGCCGAATGACGACGACCCCGACGATTCTCGACACTCGCCGCGAGAAAGAACGAGCCAAGTACGTGGCGCTGGCCGACAAACCTGGCTCGACGTACGGCTCGACCAACCACGGCAAGCTTGCTGTTCCGATCATCCAGAAGCTCAAGCCAAGGTTTTTGGTGGACTTCGGATGCGGCCGCAACGACCTCGTGCGTGATCTGCGCCGGCTGGGGATCGACGGCCTGGGTGTGGACTTTGCGTTTCCGGATGCGGACCTCGTGCGCCCGATGCACAAGACTGCGCTGCACGCGGGTGTGGCGGACGTCGTCACGAGCTTCGACGCACTCGAGCATCTGCTGCCCGAGGATGTGGACGCGGTCCTCGCAGAGATGCGCCGTGTGGCCAAGCCGCGCGGCCACTGCGTGTTCTCGATCTGCACCCGTCCCAGCAAGACCACCGTCGCCGGCGAAGGTCTGCACCCGACGGTGCGCCCGCTGGATTGGTGGCTCGACAGCATCGGTCGTGTCGCCACCGTGATCAACCCGCGGGCTGAGCGGCGGTTCATCGTCGGGCGGTTCAAGGGCGGAAGTGATGGGGGGTGCTGCGGTGCGTGAGAACCAGTCAGACATCGCGGCGCTCCAGGCCGGGCTGAAGGCGCGTAAGCCGGCGCGTGATGGCCTGCGCCTCTACACCGCCGACTTCGACTCCGTGTCGCTTGGTGGGTTCTACCGCGGGCGTTCGGCGTTCCTGATCCTGTCGGGTCCGTCGCTCACGCAGCTCGATCTCTCGGCGCTCAACAAGCGCGGCATCGTCACCATGGCCGTGAACAACGCATGGGCGGTGCATCGTCCGACGCTTTGGACCTGCGTCGACGATCCCGGCCGCTTCATCGATACCGGCTGGAAGGACCCGGGCATTCTGAAGTTCGTGCCCACGTGCATGTGGGACAAGCGGCTCCGCATCCAAGGCCCCGACGGCGCGATGCGCAACAGCGCGTTTCGGGTCCGACAGATGCCCAGCGTCATGTTCTTCCGCCGTGCGGATCACTTCGACCATGAGCGGTTCCTGACTGGAGACAGCGTCCCGTGGGGCAACGACGCCAAGAACCCCGACTCTTTGGGCATCACCGGCAAGCGCTCGGTCATGCTCGTGGCACTCCGCCTTCTGCACTACCTCGGATTCTCAACGGTGTACCTGCTGGGGTGCGACTTCAAGATGGCCGAGGACCGCAAGTACGCCTTCGCCGAGAATCGGGCTGCCAACGCGATCCGGCACAACAACGTGCTGTATGACTCGCTGGCACGGCGCTTCGAGGCCCTCAAGCCGCACTTCGAGAAGCACCGCTTCCGCGTGGTGAACTGCTCGCCCGGCAGCGAGCTGCAGGTCTTCGAGCGCATGGAGTTCGCCGACGCCGTCGCGGCCGCGTCGGCAGAGTGCGGCAAGCCCGTGAACACGCAGGGGTGGTACGAGCCGAATGTGAAACCCCAGGAGGCCGCACGATGAGCGACGGCCCCACCCGCTACTACCTCTATATCCCGGTCTGGGCCACGGGCCGCGCTCCGCAGGGCGGCGGGTCGAGCAACTACTCGACGCCGTCGGGCTCTACGCCGGAGAGCACGTACTCGACGCCCACCAGCACGCCGAGCATGCCCCCGAGCTACTCGACGACGGGTGACGTGATATACACGACCGGGTCGGGCGGCACGCCGACGCTTACGTTCTACACCACCGATGCGTTCACCAGCAACACGCCGGGGACGACGCACACGCCGTCGAGCAGCGGGCCAATGTCATCGAGCGGATCGGGAAGCACGCCAACGAGCGACACGACTAGTTCCATGTCTTCGAGCGCTTCAGGCTCGAGCATGACGTCCAGCATGAGCAGTTCCGGCGGTGGCAGTTCCTCGGGCATGAGTTCGTCGGGCGCTTCGTCGGGCATGAGTTCCGGGGCGTCCAGCGGGATGTCGTCGGGGGCGAGTTCGGGCATGTCCTCGGGCGGGTCATCGGGTGCGTCCTCCGGAGGATCGTCCGGAGGGGGCAGTTCAGGGGGCGGCTCGTCGGGCGGGGGCGGGTCCAGTGGCGGCGGAAGCGGCCCGGGCGGCTCGGGTCCCGGAGGCTCCGGTCCTGGCGGTTCTGGGCCGGGAGGGTCGGGCCCTGGGGGAAGCGGGCCGGGTGGGTCCGGACCCGGCGGCTCCGGGCCAGGTTCCAACTGCGTGCTGGCCGGGACGCCGGTGCGGCTGGCCTCGGGCCAGACCGTGCCGATCGAACGTCTGAAGCCGGGCGATCGCATCGCGGCGCTCGACGTGGCGGGCCTCGACCGCGATGTACCGTGGCGGGCGCAGTACCAGTGGCTGCGTCAGCGGGCCGAGGCGGTGCTCACGCCGGTCACCGGCTCCGTGGCCAGCGTCACGGTCGGCACGCACGACGGGTTCATCACCATCAACGGTCGCCTGCGGCTCACGCCCGAGCACCCAGTGCTCCTGCGCCGCGGCGATGAGGTCGGGTTCGTGTCGGCGGAGTTCGTACTTGTTGGCGACTACCTCGTGCGGCACGACCTCAGCGAGGAGCGCATCGAGAAACTTGCCCGCGCTGGCGATCGCGTGACCACAGTCGCGGTGCATGTGCCCGGTCTGAATGTCTTCCTGGCCGACGGCGTGTGGGTCCACAACGACATGCCCGCGACGCAGGCAACGGGATCGGGATCGGCTTCTGGTTCGGGCTCCGGTTCTGGCTCGGGATCAGGCTCCTCCAGCGGCAGCGGGTCCGGCTCCGGCAGCGGCAAGTCGAGCGGCTCGTCCATGTCGAGCTCCGGAAGCTCGTCGGGGTCCGGCAGCTCGTCTGGCTCATCGAGCGGCAGCGGAAGTGAGAGCGGCTCCGGCCCGCCCGGTTCAGGCTCGGGGTCCGGCAGTGCTCAGCAGTCCGTGGCGCTCGGTGAGGGTGCGTCGTCGTTCATTGAGGGCGGCATGGAGGGCGTGCCGCCCGCGAAGTGGCAGCAGAGTGGATTGAGCAGTGGCATCGAAGAGGAGGTGAAGGCATGATCCCGAAGGTCATCTACACGGCCGATTTGTCCGAGTCTCCCGACCGTCAGCGGCTCACCGCGTGGAAGCACGCGTGGCAGACGCTGCATCCGGAATGGGACGTCGTCACGTTCACGCTGGAGACCAGGCCGCCGATCCTGAACCACGATCAGTGGCAGCAGACGCTCGAACTCGGCGAGCCTGCGGCGTCGGCGGCACGGCTCATCCTCCTGCGCTACGAACTGCTCGCCCGCGAAGGCGGCGTGTTCGTCGATCCCGATCGCCTGCCGCTGCGGCCGCTGGATGCACTCGTCGCCGGCGTGGGCGCGTTCTGTTCCACGATCGCCAGCCACGGCGCGAGCCGTCCGCACTTGCTCTCGCCATCGGTGCTCGGCGCAACGCGGAACCACCCGATGCTCTGGCATGCGATCCGTGACCTGCCGCACTCCGTGCTGGTCTATCGCGGTGTGTGGGACCAGAGCGGCCCGGGGTTCCTCACGCGCGTGGTCCGCGACCACGGACACTTCCGCGACGTTGTGCCGTTCCACTGGGCGCTCTTCGAGCAGGGCGAGGAAGCTGCCAAGGCTCACGGCGGCGCGTTCGGGTTCGTGACCGGCAAGACGGCGGAGGCTGTGGCTTGAGCACCACCGCCACCCAAATCCCACGGGTCCTACACCAGATCTGGCTGGGCAGGGGCGAGATGCCCCTGCACCAGCGGCGCTGGCGTCGCCGCTTCGCCGAGATGAACCCGCACTGGGAAATGCGACTGTGGACGGACGACAACGTGCCGCCGATCCTCAACCGCAACGCATGGGCGGCATGCGGCAACGTCGGCGGCACGCCCGGCTGCGTGATGCGTTCGGACATCCTGCGACTGGAGATCCTGGCCCGCTTAGGCGGCGTCTACCTCGACACCGACGTGAAGCCCATCCGTCCGCTCGACGAGATGTGCCCGCCCGAAGTTCGCGCCTGGGCCGCGTGCGAGCAACTCGACATCGTCTCCAACGCGGCGATGGGGTTCCCCGCCAACCACCCGGCGATGTGGCACGCTGTGGCGATGATCGAAGAGTCGTTCTTCGAGCGCCGGTATGTCGGCGATCAAGCCGGACCGGGGCTGCTCGCTCGCGTGGTCACCCACTACGACGACGTGGCACTCTATCCCCCGGCGTACTTCCACCCGACGGTCGGAGAGTCGAAGTCCAATCCCCATGCGAAGCAATTCCTCCTGGGCGCACACCTCTTTGCAGGAACGTGGGTGGAGGAGAATCGACCGAAGCACAGTGTCTTGTGGAACGCCAATGCGTAACCTCTCAACGAGAGTGGCGCAGCCGGAGACTATTCAGCACAACACTCACACTGCTGAACGCCATCGCGGCGCTAGCGATGATTGGCGAGAGCAGCCAGCCCGTGAACGGGAACAGCACGCCGGCCGCGATGGGGATGCCGACCACGTTGTAGATGAACGCCCAGAACAGATTCTGCTTTATAGTGCGCATCGTCGCGTGCGAAAGGGCGATGGCCTCGGGCACAGTTCGCAGGTCGCCCCGCATCAGCGTGATGTCCGCGGACTCCATCGCCACGTCGGTCCCCGTGCCGACCGCGAGGCCCACATCCGCCTGCGCGAGGGCGGGGGCGTCGTTGATGCCGTCGCCGACCATGCCCACGACGTGACCCTCGGCCTGGAGAGCCTTGACCTTGTCCGCCTTGTCCTTGGGCAGGACGTCGGCGAAGACCACATCGACGCCGACCTGCGAGGCGACCGCCTCGGCCGTCCGTTGGTTGTCGCCGGTCATCATGACCACGCGCAGCCCGAGAGCGTGCATCGTGGCGATGGCCTCCTTGGACTCGGGCCGAACCGTGTCGGCGACGGCCACGATCCCGGCTTCGCGGCCGTCCACGGCGACGAACATGGGCGTGCGCCCCATCGCCGCCAGAGCAGCGGCCTTCTCCGCCAGTGCGGACTTGATACTGCGCTGAGCCAGTAACGCAGCTTTGCCGACCAGCACCGCGTGCCCGTCAACCGTGGCCTCGACGCCGTGCCCGACCACGGCCTGGAAGCCGATCGGCTCGGTGAGGGGTAGCCCGCGTGCCGTGGCCTCACGCACGATCGCTGCGGCGAGCGGGTGCTCGCTGTGCTGCTCTGCTGATGCGGCCAGCCGCAGCAGTTCGCGTTCATCGAGCATCCCTCCGGGTGCCGGGATGACGTCCGTCACGGCGGGCTTGCCGTGCGTGATCGTGCCCGTCTTGTCGAGCACGATGGCAGTGAGCTTGTGGGCGGTCTCAAGGGCCTCGCCGCCCTTGATGAGGATGCCCTTCTCCGCGCCGCGCCCCGTTCCCACCATGATCGCCGTCGGTGTTGCCAGCCCCAGGGCGCACGGGCACGCGATGATGAGCACGGAAACGGCTGTGACCAGTGCCATGCTGAGGCGCGAGTCCACCGGCGATGCAAACCACCAGACCACAAACGTCACGAGAGCGATCGCGATGACAATCGGGACGAACACGCCGCTGATCTTGTCGGCCAGACGGGCGATCGGGGCCTTGCTGCCCTGAGCTTCCTGCACGAGCCGAACAATTTGCTGGAGGGCCGAGTCGGCCCCGACCTTGGTCGCAACTAATCGCAGAGCCCCGGTCGTGTTCATCGTCGCGCCAAAGACGTTGTCGCCAGCCGCCTTCTCGACCGGCACGCTCTCGCCGGTGAGCATCGACTCGTCCACCGCGGACTGGCCGCTCTCAACGTTCCCGTCGACGGGGATCTTCTCGCCGGGGCGCACCAGCACTCTGTCACCCACAACGACGGATTCGATTGGCACATCCTTCTCGGCACCATCGCGCATGACACGAGCGGTCCTGGCCTGCATGCCGATGAGACGCTTGATGGCAGCGCTCGTCCGGCCCGTCGCCCGGGCCTCGAAGTACTTGCCCAGCAGGATCAGGACGATGATGACCGCAGCGGCCTCGTAGTAGACCGGAACCATCTTCATTCCGTTCATCGCGGCCTCGCCGTGCGCCGCGTTCGCGCCGGTCCCACCTACCCCTGCGAAGAATCCCGGCCAGATCGTCGCCGCGAGCGAGTAGAGGTACGCAGCGCCGGTGCCCATTGCCACCAGCGTGTCCATGTTGGCGATCAAGTGCCGAGCACCCCTCCACGCCGAGCGGAAGAACTGCCAGCCGCACCAGAACATGACCGGCGTGGTGAGCGCGAGCTGGAGCCAGTTGATCCACGAAACGTTGAACGCCTCGATCTTTCCGTGTGACATCGCAATAACCAGCACCGGCAGCGAGAGCGCGGCGCCGACGATCATCTTGGTCATCAAGAGCCGCCGCTCGGCGTCGCCGACGTTCATGTGCGCGGAGTGGTCTTCACCGCCACCCATAGCGTGCCCGGTGTGCGATCCGGCACCTTGCGCCGCGAGCATCGCCGCATGGTCGTGCCCCGCCCCCCCCATGTGCCCGTGTGCAGGATTCGTCACGCCGTTCTTTGCCGGCGCTGGTGCGGGCACGATCGCCTTGTACCCGATGTTGTCCACGGCCTTGGCGAGTTGCTCAGGCCCGGTCGTTGCCGGGTCGTACTTCACGGTCGCCACCTTGGTGGCGAAGTTCACATTTGCCGACGTGACGCCGGGCTGCTTGGCCAGTCGCCGCTCGATCGTGTTCGCGCACGAGGCGCAGGTCATGCCTTCGATGGGCAT